GCGTGATGCTTCCCTTAACAGTTCTTCAATAAGCATACAACTATTTATGAAAATTTCTGTACCAGCTGACCTGTCTGGCCAGTTGAACGCCTCGCTTGCGAGTTTCAGCATTGTCACTTTGTTTCATACGATTAGCACGACTCTTTAGTCGCTTGAGGTCACTGGCTGTGATTTTCTCATCTTTGCCTTTGCCAGCTTTACGCTTTAAACTGCCAGGTCTGCTGCCGGGTTTGGCACGCTGAGTGAAATCCTCGATCACATCTATAGTGAATTCCGTTACCTGTTTGTGTTCAATATCAGTTGATTTCAAGTACTGTTGTAGGTTTTTAACACCAGTTTTGAATGCCCATCTAAGTCGGTGATCCTCGTAGGGATCACCACCGCTTACGTGAGCGGCGCCAGTGTCGGGATCAATAAACAAAGGAACTACATATTCACCCATTTCTGGCAATTTTCTAGTCCAAATAGCCACCGCCCCGGGCCAGTGTGTATCGTCACTGACTATAACCACATCCAACTCCTTGGACAACATTTGATAAATGTTAGCAGTTAAATTTTTACCACGGTAAGACGGATGGGTCCAGATTGTAGACGCCACCAGTGCTTTTTTATGATTCAGCATTTGTTCTGAAAAGCTAATACTCACTACGAACTCGTCTTCATCATCCAAAACCACAGCACGACGCTGTTTAGAACCAGAAAGTGTGATATAAGTTACTGTAATGTCGGGGAATCCTGGAAGATCATAATTTTGAAATCGTTCATATTTTAGCATTGATCGCAGCATTCTTTCCACACTGGGATTCATGAAGTCATCAGAATGACCACTATCAGCCATTTGTAAAATTTCATTTACTTGATCTTCATCAATAGTTTTATTGGCGAATTTCAGCATCTGCTCCTGACTGGCTTGATTTGACAGCGTGGGTTTCAGACCTGGATGCAGTGGAGTAGGCCAATCCCCATACTCGACCCAACAAAATCCCTTTGATTCCCAATTTAGTTCAGGCTCAAATTCTTCATCAATCACTGCCAAAAAGATATAGTATTTGTGACCTCTCGTGGGTTCCACAAACACACTAATGGGGATCATTTCTGCTGGACCTGAGTATCCACTTTCTTCTGCCATTTCTCTCTTGGCTGCTGTTTGTGCATCCTCACCTGGGTCAATTTGTCCACCCCAACAGCCCCAGGTATTGGGATGACTAACATATTGGCTGCGATGGTTAAGACAAAACCTTCCAGTACTCTTGGCTACAATCAGGCAACCAGCAGCTTTGCGAATCTTGTTGGTATCAAACATTTCATTCAGTATCATAACTGTTCCTCTAGATCACTAATTCTATTTTTGAAATCAAATGCTAGGACCAAATGCTTGTTTGATGAGTTATACGCTGTTTTAGGGTCACCTTTGATGTATTTTTGTTTGTAATAATCAAATAATCTGGGGTTAATGCCAATTTTTTCCAATCCCGGAGTTCCGTCAGTTCTATACCATATAGATTTTCCTTCTGGTGTCTGCCCAAGGTCACTGGTTATGATAACTCCGTAGTGTTGTGCTACTTCTTTATAAATTCTAGCTCCTAGATTCAGGTTTCCATATTCAGGAGTTACGTGAACATTTTTAACTTGCCAGGATTTTCTTTTTACTTCAAATTTGACCCAAGCCACAATATCAATCTCGCCATGTACTTCATTGGTTGCTACTAATTCTTTAATCAGACCCTGGTCAATTATGTTCAGTTGGATGCCCTCGTGGCCACTTAATGGCATAGTTTTGTGTGGGAACTTCAGCATGGATTTGAGTTTAGGCGATCTCAGAATAGAATGACGACCAACGGGATCTAACATATCAGTTTCACTCAGCTGTTTGTCGTTTGAATGAAAATATTCAGGATGTGTTTTGCCAAAGTCACGCATCAGAATTCCAGCAGCAGCATTGGCTTGGTTTTCATGTTCACTGCCAGTTTCACCGCTGTGATCTTCCAGTTCATTATTTAATCTTTGTACATAATGAACTAATTCATGAGCCAGTGTTCTCATGATGTCCATGGGATGTCTTTTATCTAGCACTAACACAATATGATCAGTGTGTGGGTCAAAGTATCCAAAAGCAGTAGGGTGGCTGGTAGCAAAATTCTTTTGAAATTTAATTTTGGGCAATTGCTGTAACTCCAGTTTTTGTACTGCAAACTTTAGAAAATCCGTCAGTACCTGCCCACTCTGTACAGATTCCGAAACTATGTCAGAACTCTTTTTTTTAGGCTTGGATGTTTTAGTTATCATAACAGCAGTTTTTGTGAGGTTAGGTACCTTTTTAGCATCAAACCCTGGTCCCAATATACTAACCACGTACTCAATGAGTTCATTGCCGTCAAAACCCTTTTGGTAAATTCTGCCACCAGGTCTCAAAATCCAAACTGATCCGGGCTCATCTCCGGGTTCGAAATTTTTAGTTCGATCGATATCGTCTCGATATCCTCTAACACCAATAACAGCCATACCTCCAGTTTTGAGCAGTTTGCCAATGTGCTTTACTACTCTGTCTCGAATGTTCGGTGGCAACACGTTCAACACATTCAAACACACCACAGCGTCGTATTGTTCGGTAATCTCTGATGACTTTGTGAAAGTGGGCTTTGATTTGGCTCGTTTGGGTTCAGGCTCATAGGAATCAACTTGAGCAATATCTGTTAACACCGATCTCATGGCATTTGTGCCGGATCCCAGACCTGCACCATAATCCAGAACTCTGGCTCCTGGTTGGATAAGAGGCAACAATAGCGAAGCTGCTTTAGCGTAACTGGTTTTCGTGGCTTCTACTTGCGTGGTTTCTGACCCAGGTTGATGCTCAATATCCTCATCATCTTCTTTTTTGGATTTTAACTTTTCCACATTCAGTAAAGATGGATCGTCCTTTTTGTTTGAACCTTCGCTAATGTTTACGCTTAAAAAATCCCGGAGTTTCATGTGATTATTTATCCATTTGTGTTTTTAAAAATCTCTATATACTTGTACTTCCGAAGGCATTGGACCATTCAGTGTTGATGCCCAAGCTCGGATCTTGTTGTCTCTGTCTGCATCTGTGCTATTGAAGCGATGCAGTATCCGGCCATTCGAATCCACTACTTTCCAGGAGTACTCTCCAGGTTTGGGTGCTTCGGGTTTTGTTTCAGGTGCAGTCTGAGGTTTAGATCTGAGTTGGGTTAGTTCTCTCTGTTGAATGATACCAGTCATTGCAGCTCTAAACTCTTCTTTGTTAATTTCACCTGCTAGCACTTGTGCAAACAGACTGCGAGTGGAGTCGTTGCCAGGCTTGATTATCTTGTAGAATTTTTTGAGGTATTCTTTTCTGTAAGCGTCTGGGTCCATGGCTGCGCTCAACGCCACAGTGTAACGATTTACCACAGCTAACAATTCCTCTATTGGCTTATCTAACCAATTATCACCAGGACTGCGGAATTCTACCCTGTTATCATGTATGTTAATGCTGTCTATGTGGCGAGTCTTGCCTGTGTGTATATATTTAGATGTAATCTGAGTAAAATGCTTGCGCATTTGATTGAAAATTTGATCTGTATATGCAGAATCAAAAGCGGCAGACGAAGTTAAGTTAGCTGCTTTATTTTTAATTTCACGAGTCATGTTTCTGGAATAACTGTTAAATTCTCTTTCAAACTGTTTCAGCACATACTCATCGCCGCTCAGTATAACCAGTTTAACATAATCAATTTTTGCCCGATCAAACGCAGGAAAACTCATGTTGATATGCAATCCGGTTTCAGAATCAGTATAACAGTTACGTTGCCCCCAGTTATAAATCTTAGCGAATTCTCTCACAGCTTGTTCATATGGCAGAGGTGGTCCAATAATTTCCACTCCATGATCAGAGTTATTTGAGCTCAATGAGGAGTCCGGTTCCACGATGTAATAGTCACCGCCCCTGGCCACACCATGATAATCTTCACTCCAAGTAGCATTACGACCAGTTACATTTTTTATTGTTTTTGATACTTCTCCAAATACAGATGCTTTCTTGATGCGTGGCCATTCAATTTCGCCCGAGTATCTATTATAGATATCACTGGCCATTGTTAAATCTTCGCTTGATAAAAAGTCTTCAAATGTATAATGATCGTCAAAATCTTGGAGATATTGTTCGTGAGCCATGTTATATTCATGGGTTTCATTTGATATTGCTTGCTCAACATGGTCTTCCAAATAGTCTAAGTCATACCCTTCGGTGTCTTTGATATCTGTGTTGTCAACTATCCATTCTCGAACATAATCAGTTTTTGCTGATTCCCAATCACGGTTAATTTGAACTGTTTTCCAATATTCAAAATCTTGATCTATGCTTCTCATGAAACGTCTAACTGCACGACTGGAATTTGGACCATCTAAAAAAAAGTCTTCAACATCGTCGTATGTTTTCATTTTTTCATCATAATCAAAATCTGGTTCTTCATCCAGATCATATATGTTACCGTCCACAAACATTTCCATTTCAAAACCCAGTGTGGGTCTCAATTTGGCTGCCTGTGTGCTGAGACTGCCCGGGGCCATTTTGATTTCAGTCACATTTTGTTCTATTAGATCACGAAGTTTCATAAATTACAGCCCTTGTTCTCTCATGTAATCATGATTTTTTATAACAGGCATAGTTACTGGCTCATTGATTTCATCCAGTGGCTCTGTTTCAACTGGTTCAGGTTCAATTGGTTCAGACTTGGCGGCAGAAACATGTGGCTGCCAGCTCATGTAATCAGGTCTGGGTTCTTTGTTTTCCTGAACCTCAGCGCCAATCTTACGACGTCTGAGCAGCTGAGTCCAGGCAGCTTGATTTCTAGCAAATAGTTCAATGTGTTGTTGTGTTCTCTGGTCAGTGCGGATGTCTTTGCGATCTTGCATCACACAGGGCACAATTGCATCTGGTGGCACAGTGAATCCCATGTTGGTTGCAAAGTTCAATAGTAGCCCAGTGATTTGTTGAAAGCCGTCATCACTGCCGCTTATGATTGCACCAAATGTTTTGCCATACAGGGGATTGATAGCAGTCTTGATGGCAAAATCGTCATAGTAGCACATGCGTTCCATCAGGGCCTGGATCAGGCTGCTGTGTATTCCCCACCAGATGGGAGTGGAGAAAATCACACAATCAGCTCCCAGTACCTTGGCTAGTGCTTGAGTCATACCATCAGCGTTGCCGCTTTCAGTAACATTGCTTACACCAGGTTCGTACTGGATTTTTCTCAGATTGAACAATTCAACTTCTTTGAAACCCCGTTCCAGTAGCTGCTTTTCCACTAATTTTGCAATATAAGCACTATTGCTGTCTGATTGTTTTTGCTTCAGTGATCCCAAAAATATAATGGCTTTCATGCCGGTATTTATACAACAATGCTGATCAGCGGTGCCACAACAGGAAGCTGGTAATTACATCTGGTCTGAATGCTGCACGATCGCCGTCGCCCTGAGTCACAATCACATGCCATCTGGGTTGATCACTCTGTGGTGTATCCAGCATCTGATCATAAGTGATGATGTCCTGCACAGGCACATGGTAGGTCTTGGCCAACTGTTGACGGAACGTGTTCAGGCTCTTGGCGTCCTTGAACTGAATGCGACCCTTGGCATCTTTAATAAGTGCATTGCCTTCGTGCTGGATCAGATCCCAGAACATGCTCTGTGGCACAGTGATGGCCTGCTTGACAGTTTTACCAGCGTCTTTTGCTCGTTGAATCTGAATAACATCGCTGCGTCTGGCACCAGTGCTGAAGTTGATCAGGAAGTTACTGGGAAGATTTCCAACAGCGATATCAGCCACTTTGGTATAGGCATAAAACTGCACATCGGGGTTTGCTTTGGCCAGATCCAAAGCCATCTCCAGGTACTCTTTGCTGAAGAAGTCACCAGCGTCATGCCAACGAACCACCAGCTCTATGTCTTTCTTCTTGAGCTTTTTCTTGATTTTGTTAATTTCAGTGCTGATTAATCCAAAGTATCCAGCTGGGTCGTTCACCAAAAAGTTAAGAGCTCGGGCAGCACTCAGTGAGCTGGTAGGAAACATCACATACCCACCACGTCGAGCATAGCAGTATTTCTGACATTCGCCAGCACTGGGGCAGGTTGTGATTTCCACAAACTCGCCAGTTTCTTCGTCCACCACTATGCCTTTGAGTGCTGGTAAACTGATGTCATAGAGCACTTTGTCCTTGTCGCTGCTCTTGACCATCTTGGCACTGGGGGCACTCTTGACCATCTTGGTGTTGATGCCCATCAGCGTCAGCGGTCGCTTGGTGATTTTCTGTCGCAACTGATCCAGATCCCAAACGTCCTCAGCATCATCAGTCTTGGTGATGTTGCTGGCATGTATGTACGCACCCATGCGTTCTTTGGGAGTCTTGGTCTTGCTCTTGATTCTGCCAGCCATGGCTTGCATCTCGGGATCGGTAATTCTGCGCTGTCCTGGTGGGTTCAGCTTGAGAGCTTCATCCAGCTGGTCGTTGAGATCCAGTCTGTGGACTGTGAATCCACCCAATCGTTTTTCCATTAATTCTCTAGTGTTCATGTCATTATTTATGATGTGCTACGCACATCAGCGTCTTCGCTTCCGCAGTCAGCTCGACGCGATTTTTAATGAACTTTTAAGATATCACTGCTATAGATTCAGCCACTCTTCGCCCGTCCGCGGGGCGAAGCGGAAAAGATCTGCTATGAGTTCTTGATCCAGTCAATACAGAAGTTTATGCGGAGGCGGTTGGCCTGTACCCCCTGCTTCTTCTTCGTTTCACACACGTTGGACCATAAGGGCAAACTCACTTAATCCTGCTCAACCTTCAAGCTAATGTGCGAAAACCAACGGAAACACACAGACACAGTATTGACATGCGTCAGTGTGTTTAGCGGTTGTATCTTTTTCACAGAGCCGCTATCATTTGTTTAGGTGCGTAACTCGCAAGATCCGTCCGCAATATCCGATGCTGACTCAATGCGGGTCGAGCTGCCTCGACCAAACAGTGTTACTATGAATGATTGGGCTGGATTTTGTCCAGCCCAGGCTTAAAACGATTTACTTCTGAAATGCAACTCCAAAAGTCCAGACAGTGCGATGCAGATAACCACGTTGTAGTTCATAAGAAGTCACTACTGCAAGCCCCGGAGTAAGATTGTAACCCACACCCAGCTTTTTAATATTGTACTTGGTGTTACGATCATTAGTCAAACTTTTGCTGATTTCGTATCCAGCTCTGAGAGTCATTGCACCCAGAGCATAACGAACACGTGGTTCAAAAATATAACCCGTATCGTTTACTCCATCAGGTCCAAACAACTGGCGAACTCCACCACGGGCACCAATCTCCAGATCCTGTAACTTGATCAGATTGTTTTTCAACAGTGCAGCACTGGCTTGGCTGGGTGTATTCTGACGTTGTTGGAAAAACTGTACGTTTTGCCAGTACATGGGGGCATTGTAATTTCTGCTCTGCACTGACTCTAGGCGAATTTCTGCAGCCAGATTATCACCCGATAGCTTAATGGTATCAGTGATTCTGACTCCCTTGGCTAGGGATTGCACTTGGTGATCCTTCATGCTAACTGCTTCCAGCCTGATCTGATGATCCAGTGCTTGGCACTGAAACGCCAACATTGCAAAAAACAGTATCTTTTTCATATCAACTCCATTATTTGTAGGGATAATAGGTAGCCACCCGGTCTGCAATCCCCAGTTTAATTGCATCACGAGCCTCCAAGTAAACATCACTGGGAGGAAGCAGGTACTGACGTATGTCAGCATCAGTTTTCAAACTGGTGCAGGTTTTAATATGATTTATTAAACGTCGTTCCAGCCTGGCGAGTTCAGAAGTTTGGGCCATTAGTTCATGAGCCTTGCCACCAGTATACCAACTGAATTGGTGGCTCATGATACTGGTGTTGGGCGTGACAGTGCGATGACCAGGTTCACCAGCCATGAATGCAAACAGGGCACTGCTGGCTATGCTGCCAATACCCACGGTATGAATGGGAATACGGCTGCCTTTCATCACATCAATTAAACCAAAACAAGCACTTAAATCACCGCCATCACTCATGAACATCAGAGTAATGTGTTGTGGTTTTCGGTTTGCTGGGCTGTAATTTTTATTCAGTATAAATTTGATACATCTGGCCACGCTGGAGGTGGTAAATTCCTCACTGAACAGATAAATCCCATTTCGATCCAGATTAGATGTGACATCTGAATCAAAATAGGATTGATCGTCTAGAAATTCTGATACTTCTGCACTGCCAGAATTTTTTTTGTTTTTTGACATAGCGTTATATACAATCTGCACATTTGGTGTAAAGAAAACCGAAAATATTGCGAATCTCCGCAGGCACACCACCACAATCTTCACACACAAAGGAACTTCTGTTCTCGTATTCATTGGTGATGTCCCATAGGGTATCACTTGATTGATACAAGTAGACTCGCAAAGTTCCAAATTTTTGTTTTAGTTGTAGCAGTCTGCCATCCCAACCTGCTTGAAATAGTTTCTCAAACATTTCAGTCAGTAGATCATTCCAGCCAACACCCACATACCCTGATTGCAAAAATTTTTCCACAGAGTATGTTACAGGATTTGCCGGATATTCCAGATAGGTGATAACTTTATCAGTCATTAGTCCAACTTTAGAGTAATCCATACGTCTTTGGAGATTTCCATCTGACACTGGTCATCCTGAATTCTGGTGGGTTTACCACCAGTGCTTGCGATCACTGGGCAGACTTTGTTCACTGTTTGTGTGTGAGCTTCGCGAAATTTGCAAATTCTGAAGTACTCCCAAATCCCAAAACCAGCCACCAAGACAACCACCACAATACTCATTGTGAGGTCATTAATATAACGATGCGAACCACTGACTTTACTTAAAGATGTCATAATTCCTCTCTATAGATCAAACATGTTCATAACAAACCAAATCAGTTTACAAAATATATGCAGGGCCTGATCTGTGTGAAAACCAATGTCTTCATTGCTTTTGTGGAAGTCTATTACCAAATGGGTTATGGTTTCGTAACTAGCCAATCTTAGACTGCCAGTCACCAGCAACACCAAGCTGCCATGCACCACGCTGTGGGCCAACAGACTCCAAAACCAGGGTATACCTGGTAAAGGATTTTTATGATTTTTGGATCGAGCCAAAAAATCATTTTGAAACACATAATCGCCAAAAAAATGACCTGCCAATAACCACCATAACACATTAAACATTTTTACCCCTACGCAGGCATTGACGAATAAACATCACACCGGCACTTACAACAGGCACTATTACAGGCCATCTAGTAGGCGCAAACACACCGTGAACTGGACAAAACAAAAATTCTGTGATATCGTTTAGCATGTCTTTGTATTTATTTCTGCACTGACTGTTCCTGAATTATGTATTTTAGATAGCAGCGACCACTTATGTCGTAAAATTTCATCTCCACAGTTTCTGACTGTTCATCCGGGTAGGCCTTGCGGGTCTCCACACTGACATTTGAAGACACTGGGTGAACAAAGGAAACCTTCTGTCCTGGCGGTAACTGAATGTGAGTGACGTGCGGATCAGTGGTGGTGTGAACTTCATTCTGTTGACGAATCCTGCAACTCATCAAAAAAACCATTAACAAAATCATTGCGTAGCGCATGGGTGCCTCTCAGATAAAGAAATACATCTCGATATTTTTCTTGTTTTTGCGTTTGTTGTGGGTGTGCCAATCCATTAATCGATGCACCAGCATTATGGGCAACGGAATCAGTATCAGCAAAATAATCAATGTGAGAATCATGTGGAAAGGATACGCCAAACTATCAGTTGTTCGAGGCTTGACATGTCTGCCACAGTTAACAGCGTCTCATTGGGGACAATTTTGTATCTATGCTTGATAGCCCGCTCACGATACTGATTGATGCGACCTGCCAAACATGGCTCCCAAATTTCAAAGCTCAATTTTTTGGTGTCGATGTGGCCAGTGATGTGAGCGCATTTAAACTCAATCCTGGAAGCATTGCCCATTATATCCTCGTAGAAGATTTTTTCAGAACTTAAAATCACAAGTGCTCTGAAAAATCCGCGATCATCTTGTGCTGCCCAAGCAATTCTCATTTGTGTATTCTTAGTATCCGTATTTGAGTACAAAAAATGTTAGCAATTCGGGGTCATCAACTATCAACGTGGCATCACGGTATTCGTCTGCTCCTTTGAAGCCAGACAACCCCCATTCAGATTTCATCCATTTGACAAAATTTTTTCTGCTGGCAGTTATAGAATATCCTTTTTGTGCGGTTCTCTCTCCATATGGGCCAAATTCTAAAGTCCAGGCAGCAACAAATGCTCGCTTGATGTGGTTGTTGTTTGGATCGCTGAGTTTAACAGTCATGCTATGCTGCGTATTTGATTAGGAAGAATGTCAATAGCTCTGGGTTGTCAATTTTGATGTTATTTGTATCACTAATGTCAATACCCCATTCTTTATGCAACCAGGTGCTAAAAGAACCGGCACAGCCAGTACGTCACCAGTCAGTGACTGAACGACGACATGCTGCATCTATCTGACGAAATTCTGGGTCACTAGTTTTAATAATCATATTTTACGCCAGATTACCGTGGAAGTAGTACTTGTGGCGACTGGGGTCAGCAGGCGAGCCCAAATACTGAAACCCAGCATAGTTGCCGGTTTCGTGAAGCACGTTTTCCAGCACGCTGATCATAGCAAATCGTTCAGCGTCAGTGCAAGTGCTATGCTCCAAACGATAGTTGATGTTGATCACCAACTCCCTTACGCTGAATGTTTTTCTGTTTGCCATACTCTTATGATAGCAAGACAACGTGAGCGATGTCAATTCTTAGTATAAATAATTACATGAGATTCAGGGAAATCAAACACTTCGTGATTGAGTCAACAGAAGATGCTGTGGATTTTTTGAGAAAATATGTTAACGATCCCATGAACAGATGGATCAGTGCAGACCGATTTGACAACATTCTCAGCTATTTTCCCTATCAGGGTGGTAAGCTGTATCGCGGTATGAATTTTCTTGACCGGGAATCTTATGAAAAGTTTCTAGACGATATCAAAGATGGAGTGGTCAAAACACAATCAATCACCAGCTGGACCAGAGACTTGGACACTGCTTCACAGTTTGCAATCACCAGACCAACTTATTACTTTAACTCAGTGTTAGCATCTGCTGAATCGGCTCGACAAAAAAGTGGCGAACATATGGTTGGTTACCGAGGAGTGATTCTGACCACAGTTGTTCCTGCAGAAGTTGGAGTGGATGTTAATCAATCTGGTGTGGGTGCTGAGGATGAAGTTATCTTACCGGCTGGAAACTACAAAATTCAGATATTCAAAGAGTTTAAACCATTTGCCCAACAGGTCGCTGGACGAGATCCCAACGAACTCATTCAGTCTATTTCTCAAGAACAGTTTCGCTCTCAAGAGGAATATAAAAAATTGTTTTATTTCCTGCTCACAAACAACAAACCTGAAAGTTTCTCATCTGCCAGCAAACAACATATTTTTCGTTTACTATACAGGAAACCCTACACTCCAGGTAACATTGCGTACGACGACCGTGTGAGTTACTTTGGATCTTTTGAAGTAACGCCCAGGTATAACTTCGCACCTTTTGGTCTCACAGAATACTTTTTGGACCAGGACCTAAAAAAACTGAGAAAAGACGCTGACCTCATGCTAAATGACGTGATGAAGACACTTAAACCCAAACTGGCTGAATTTGGAATCTCAGTGGTAGATGTTAAACTCACTATTCACCATATTGAATGGGTATTGAAGATGGCATCGCCGGGGGCAATTAGTAAGTACACAAAATTTATCAAATCAATTGTGGCACCAGAAAAGCAAAAGTTAGAACTCTCAGTCAGAGACATAAACAAAATCACTGACTCAAAACAAAAATCCAAAGCCATCGACGAATACAAAGAAAAGATCACCAGATTGATTCGTTTTGCTTCACAGGTTTAGTATTGCTGCTACATTTGATCATAAAAACGCATATAGAACAGGATCTCCTATCCAAACAGTTACGATCTTACTGTCATGATTGTCTATTACAATGCTGTTCAGTGTTGTCATGCAGTTTGACTATCAAAGTGCCCACTGAAATTAAAAATACCGATATCTTTCTGTTAGGTTTGATTTGTTTTCCACCAAACGATCGAACTGACCACTCTCGCCATCGATGTAAAAACCACTGGGATCCAGGATCCGACCACGTAGCTCTACCCAGCTGTGTGGTACCCACCGAAACTCTTCTTCCAGATTGTTTTGGTAGATATATGTTTTGCGATCTTTTCGCTTCTTGGGGTTTAGACCAGTTGATCTCATCTGTCTGATATCATGACTGGTTAAAGCATCCGGTGTTAGAACCGGGTGATCCAGATGAAACCAACCTTGTGCTTTGATTTGCTTTCCGTTTGTGGTAATTATGTAACCAATTGGTATTATTTCTGCAAAACCCGACAGCCCTTTTGTGTCCAAGAACTCTAAAAAATTCTGACTGGCCGAAATGCATCCGTCAGTCGTAAAATACTGGTCAAGTTTATCCTGACTTTGTTGTCTCCAAAATTCAATTAACAAAGGATCAAATTTTTTGACCATTACCTCTGAGATAAACATATAATCTATTTAGTGATACACTGAAAAAGTCTATCACTAAGCCCAGTAATTTTGGTAGTCGGAGAGGGAGTCGAACCCTCATGTCTTGCGACGTCAGTTCCTAAGACTGATGCGTATTCCTAATTTCGCCATCCGACCACATGAATTTTTGTATTTCGGCGGGAGCAACCTAAGTTGCTCTTCTTTATTTATTTATCTCTACCCTTGGGTGGAAGACCGAAAAAACTTGGTAGACCCTTTGAGCAAATTGCCCACTTTGAGTAATCTTTGCTAAATATATTTGTGGTTCGCGATATGCAACTATCCAACCACTCTATAACTTCTAGGGAGTCACAGCAAATGTATTTATCTGATACCGAACACCTTCTAAAATGTCAGTATTGCGGAAGGCCTGCCAAAACAAAAAACTCAAACGCTCAACACGAAATTCGATGCCATCACAATCCAAACCCATCGAAAATAAAACCTTCTTACGGGATGTTAGGAAAGAAAGGGTCTAATCAACATATCAAATCCAAACAAACTGGAGAGGAATATGTTATCGCTGAGTCAACAAGAAAAAAGATTAGTGAAGCAAACAAAAAACGCAGAATGTCTCTAGAAGCTAGAGAAAATCACAAAAAATCTATGGCAAGAGCAGTTGAAAATCATCCCGAATCACATCTTTATGGAAACTCACGTAGAACAAAAAGATATTATCATAATGATTTTATTTGTCAGGGTAAATGGGAACTTGATTTTTATAAATGGTGTTTAGAACAAAACCTCAAAGTTGAACGTGGAACTTCGTTTCCTTACTATTGGGAAGGTCAAACTAGGAAATATTTCCCTGACTTTTATCTTCCTGAACTAAATCTTTGGATTGAAGTAAAAGGTTTTGAAACTGAACGTGATCGAGCTAAGTGGAAAGAATTTCCGCATTGTTTGAAGATTGTTAAAGAACAAGAAATCAAAGCAATTAGAACCGGAAATTTTTTATTGGTGGACCTGGTTGGGATTGAACCAACGACCCTTCGGTTATGAGCCGATCGCTACTGACCACTGAGCTACAGGTCCACATTTTGCCTTTAACTCCATTGAGCTACGGGTCCATACTCAGATTAAAATCACAATGTAAACTCAACTACTTTATGGTCCCCGACTGCGAGGGTCATTTTAATGATCTAGTTCTAGTTCTAGTCTTTTCAAAACAGTCTAGTTAGTTGAGTTCACACTGTGAAATTGTTATGCAGATTAGCAAACTTCCTAACGGTGACCCTGACTGCGAGGGTTATTAATGGATGGATTATAAGTCCAACCTTTTTAAATACAGTCTGTTTGCTAATCTGCAAAATCGTTGTTACGGCTTGTTGAAGAAGCCCCGCAGAATCTGCACCTTAACAGTGGGCTCGAACTGTTCCGCCAGCTTGTGAACAGCAGCTTCGTTGGCCTTCTTGCGGTTGTACGCATCCTTGTGGTAGGGCTTAACGGTGGCGACATCCATCACCTCACCCTGCTCGCCCACCAGCACAGCGGTGGTGCTCATGCGATTCTGTGTGACCTGCCGACCACGCTGGAAAAACGTCACTGGAGCCAGCTGCCGATAAAACTCAATACTGCACTGCTTACCATTGATAACAACCATTTTTTTATCCTCTGTGTGTTCTGTGTTTACTGCTAAATTTTGTTCTGTTTACTGCTACTCTTTAAGTATAGCAAATTGCTCAACTTTAGTCAAACAATTTGGTTACCATCTTTTATTGGGTTGTGGATGCAGGAATTGCACAATGCTGCCATCCAGATGATGCACAGTGTAATCACTGCTAATGTAGCCGTCATTGGGGTTGGTATACCCATCACTCTCACTACATGGATGCCAGCGATCTCCACAGCATTCACAATCTTTGTTCTCTTCTACTCCGTTGAAATAAATGCCAATATCGCATGCACGACTGTTTGCATGTTCAGCATCAAATGCTTGAATGAACACATGGCAGTCAATACCCTGTTCTTCATCCACATCATAACTACCACCACTGTTGTTTTGATCAAATGAATAAAAGCGTGGCGCCTTTTTTGCCAGTAGATCAAAAGTCAATTGATCCAGATGTTCATTTGCGGGTTTTAGGAGCTTGCTGGTAAACATAAATTTTGGTGGGGATGGAGGGGGTCGAACCCTCACGCTCATTGAGAGCAACGCGGTTTAAGCACGTTGTGGCTGCCGATTACACCACATCCCCAAGTTGCACTGTTCTTACTTATTTAAGTATAGCACACTACTGGCAAATTTTTAAGCATTTTGGTTAACTTTAGTTGATCCAATAGTTCAAATCAACAGGTTTGGACCTTCTCTCACGCTCTGCTATTTCCTGAAGTTCATCACGGATCTGAAGCACACGATTGGTTAACGCCAGGTTTGAATCCATCAACTCCTTGATTTCAATAGAGAGTTGAGCACCTTCTTTACGTCGAGCCTCCAGATGCTCAGTCTCTCTTTTAACAAACCAGCGCCGAAACAACCAACCTGCAGTAATGCCTACCGCAAATGACAAAAAGACACTAACCAACATACACCACCTCTGTGTTTTGATTGGAAAACTTTAAAATAAACATAGTGGTTAACTCCTTGGGCAGTATCCACCCACTGTGGATAAAGCAATTTTTTGGCGCCACTTCATTGAGCCAATGATCGATTTCTGCTATTGTTAGCAGATTATATGGTGAAAAATATATAATATCACTCTCAGAGTCAGAGTTACTGTAGATTGTGAATTTCATTGTCGTCATCCAACTCGATCCTCATAGAGAACAAATTTTACTTTTGGATCACTAAATTTCAATGCAAAGAATGATAAAGTAGATTGGTTGATCTCCCAATATAACCTATTATTGAGTACTACTTTGATATCCGTCTGTTGGTCTAACCATTCGTATATTTCACAGTACAGTGAGGATGATACATCACTGGGTAATACAACTCGAATATTCATTTTGTCGGCATGTTCAGAGGGTCTGACCCTAACAAAAATCATAATCTCACGTTAAGCCATTTTTGATTGGTATCTTTGGTTTGCTCCCAAGTGTTCTCATCACACCATTCCAGCTTGCCTTTGGTCCAATTCTGCTGAGCAATAGCTTTACAATGATCAGGATCCTGTGCTAGTATAAAACCACTTACGTGGTCTCGTTCTTTTGATCCAGTCAGGGGGTTGTGTGTGGAAAAACTAATTCCACAGTGAAAAACTCTAAGATTCATTCTGAAACCATTCGCGTTTTTGATGTTTATACCTGCGCTGATGCTGAGCCTTGCTCTTTTTGCTGGTCTCAATCTTGCCAGGTCGAACCCCGGAACGAATTTTGGCAGGGTCATGTTTGGGAAGTGAAATTCTCAAGTTCATAACAATATTTATTGTAGCATCTAACAATCACAATGTCAACTGCCTACTTGTCGTGTATCACGTCAACGATCACAAACATCATCCAGATCCAGACCAAAGCAAACACTGCTTTAAATGCCGGGTTGTTTAGGATGCTATTCTGAATCAGAACGTTGACGAATGAATACCCCAACCAGCACCAGACCAGAATAAAAATCAGTGACAAAAGTGATCTCATAGATCTATTTATACTAGTATATGAACAGTCAAATAATTAATAAATACACCGGGAGTTCTTTATGGATGACATTTTTAAACTCATAGCTGACGTAGGGTTTCCCATGGCAGCAGCTCTGGCAGCCGGGTACTTTATCTTTTTGGTTTTAAAATTTATTCTGGATGGTGTTAAAGGCAGCGTAAAATCGCTCAGTGGGTTGATTATGGCGCTGGATAATCGTGTAAAGACCATGAATTCAGAAGTTATCCGCATAGACACACTGATGAGTAATGCATTAGGCATACAACCTGATCTAGATCGCATCGCAAGGGCAGATGGAAAAATAGATTGTCGTAAAGATTAACTTTTGAATTTTTTACATTTATCTCCGTGCCATCTTTTGATATTCACTGGCGTTGAAGTTAAACCACAATGAGGACATGTTGGTCTAACAAATCCTTCCCTAAATGAATAATGATTTTTGCCTGTATTTTTAAACCTAACCTCAGGACGTTTAGCAACATTTAACTCTCCTTTGTTCCCGCATTTAGAATGATCTCGGTGGATTCTACCTTCAGCCCAAGCCTTTTTTCTAGACAATGTTATTTTTTCTCGATATTCTAAGTTCTTCCATAATTCTCGAGCTTTCTCTGATCGCAATTGCCTAGTTTTGATTGAAGAATTTGTTACTTGATGTTTTCGTCGATATTCAGGATCCTGCCATAATAAAGACGTTGAATCTGAAATTTCTTTCAAAAAATCCTCTCGTACTTTTTGATAGATTCTAGAATTTGGTATAAAATTTCTTTGACAATAGGGATTAACGCGGTTATTCATCGAAAAAAATGCAGCAGTCATCTGTTTTGATTTATATGCTTTCCATAACATCCAATGAGCTAAATAATGCTGCCTCGGTGTAAGATCTATCAAATTTCCTGGATGATCTAAACCACCCATACTTTTTGGTAAAATGTGATGTTTTTCAGTAATAGAAGTGTTATCAGTATTTTTTATGCTAGAAATAAATTTTATGTATCTGTTTAGATAGTGTAAAGAAATTGCTTCTGGTAAAGAATATTCGTTAATCATATTTTTATTTAGTGTAATTTGGATTGATAGGGGACAATAAGGAAACAAATTAAATGGTTAATATAGTTGAACTCATTGGAAAATACGGATTCCCCATTGTGGCGGCTTGTGGATCTTGTTATATGGTTTATTTTACTTGGCAGTGGGCCACTGAAGACATCGACCCAGTACTAAGTGAAGCCAACAAATTGACCATTGGATTGATTGATCGCATTCGCATGTTGGACAATGACCTTCTGCGGCTTAATATGAAATTAAAAACTGTACTAATGATGCGTGAAATTCAGGGGCGAGAGCCCGACGGCACTGTCAAAATCACCAAGAAATAATCACTTGCTTGAGGCACGGTAAACACAGTCCCAGTCTGCTGGTAGATTGGCCTGTTCCAATTCGGTAATTCTGTTCAGCATCATATCATAATAGTGATCCAGTTGACCATCAAAACAGCCACGCAATGCTGCAATTTTGGCCGTTGCGCTGGCCCATTTTTGCTGGCAATAGTATTCCAGCATGCGGTTGTGTTCCTCTCTGGCTATCCAGTAGTCTTTGGGTGCAGTATTCAGTTCATCCACCACAGTGTAGATATCTACTCCCACTTTTTTGCCTTTGACTGCAATGTTATCCAATTTGATTAGAAAGAATTCGTCTTTGGCTTGTTCAGCAGTGGTGGGCCCGATCACTATCTTTACTCCATAGGGTTTGCTTTGACCTTCCAATCTAGCAGCCAGACTCACACTGTCTCCCAATACATCGTATCCAAACCGAGTTTTTGCACCGATGTTGCCAATCAGTGTGACGCCAGTGTTTACTCCCACGCCCATGCCCACTGGTGGTCTGCCTTCGGCAATCAGTTCCTGGTTAAACTGTTCCACAGCCTTTAACATGTCCAGTGCTGTTTTGACTGCACTGACTGCGTGTTTGTGGTCATCCAGCGGAGCACCATGCACATGCAAACTGGCGTCGCCGATAAACTTGATCAAACAGCCCTGATTTTTCATAATGGGATCAGCAATTGCAGTCATGTAACGATTCATTGTGGCAGTAAATTCCTCCACTCTGTCGCCATAACTTTCACCCAGAGCAGTGAAGTTTCTCATGTCCGTCATAATAATGCTGAGTTCCCTGTTTTCGCCACCCAGTTTGATCAGTTCGGGATTCTTTTGCAAACGCTCCACTATCACTGGGCTAACATACCCACCAAACTGTTTTTTAATCTGCATTTTCTGCAAGAATTCATAGACAAATTTCACACCATAACAGTGTAGTCCCACCAGCACCACTGCAACTACAAAAAATGTGCTGTCAAACAGCCACAGATATTGATCAAACAGATATCGGCTTCCCCATATGCCAGCAGCAATCAAAGTCAACATGGTGGCCAAACCCACGTAAACCCAACGACTGAGCAGCAGCAACAGAACGCCAGCCAGTGCAGCGGCCAGTATTTCCACACCATCTGCGTAGTCTGGTCTCTGAATGTTAACACCGTTGGCCAGCGTGCCAATCACTGATGCCTGCACATGATGTGGCCAAACAGCACCAGCGGCTGTGGGAACTGGATTGGCAATACCAGCAGCCGTTGCGCCCACTACCACAATGGCACCGCCAAAATCTTTGGGCAGTTGAGTAACACTGACTTTTTGATGTTGCTGACTCCAGTCAATCCAGACTCGACTCAATTGATCAGTGACAATGGGACCAAAAGCTGGTATTCGCATCTTTTCCACTCCGCCCGGAAACAGTTTGACCTGAAAGTTTTCATCACCAGCAGCCACTCTAATTACTTCCATACTCAGACTGGGGTAGAGTGTGTCACCCACACGAGCCAGCAGTGGAATACGCCGAACCACACCGTCAATTTCTGGCAGTGTGTTTATGGTGCCCACCCCCACTGCGGATTTTTCCAAAAACATGATGTTAGATGTAATACCCGGATAACTCAGGATCTGATTCTGATATTCGCTATTGAGTATGGCTGCTCCAGTTTCTCTGGGAGTATTGCGATTCTTTTCACCCAGCGAACTCACCAACAACACTGGATACCGTTTCATAACAGCAGCCAATTCAGAATCCTCTCGCATGCGATCTGGTTCAGGCATCAGAACATTTAACACCACCAAGCCGGCATTGCGTTGGTAGATATCATGTATGATCTGCGCATATTCTCCACGAGGCAGCGGCCACTGACCCAGTTTCTCCAGTGCGGCATCATCAATATCCACTGTGTATACATTGTTTTCAATGGGTGCCTTGGTGGTAATCAAAGTATCAAAATACCTAAGCCTAACACTTTCCACAAAGGGTGTATCGGTGATTCTCAGAGACAACAACAGGCCCAGTGTGATCAGTGCGCACCAGGGATTGAGTAACAGTTTGCCGAGTTTTTTCATAACCCTATTTAGCTCAGGGCTGATTGACAGTAACTGAACATCCAGATGGATTTGTGCAAATTTGGCTTATGCTGTAAATTTGGCCAGCGTTAACACCATTCTGGTTCAGAGTAAAATTCACACCGCCGCCAGCATTTATCAATGACACTGTGGCTTTGTTTTGTTTGGTACCTTCTTGTGTTACGTCGGCCCGATGTCCGTTGCCTTGCAATGTTAAATCCAGATAATGATTGCCAGTGCCTCGTTGAATTAGGTTTGTTGTATTGTTGCTGCCATCCAGGGTTAAGAACAGCAGTTTACTTGTATTGTCCTGCTGGGATTGAGATATCACATTGTTATTGCCTGTGATGTTGTTTTCCAAATAATGGCCACCAGTGCCACCTGTGTTTATCTGCTCCACACTAACTGAGTTACGGCTACCATTCAGATTTAATAACTGATAGTGACCATTGGAACTGAGTCCTCCCTGTCCAGTAAAAGACACCGACTGGTTAAGGTTCACTGTGTTGGCATCACCAGAAATTTTGAATTCTATTTGATTTTTATCTGGATCAGAACCGTTCCAACCCTGACGCACTGTAACCACATTGTCATTGCCCTGAATTTCTGCGGTGTCCTGACCCACTCCAGAAAACTGTGTTTTAGACCCAATCTGCGTAATAGATACACTATTGTTATCTCCCCAAACTGCTAAGTTTATTGAATTGTTAATAATGTTTCGATTTGCAAAGGAAGTTACTCTGGTCTGTTGAGCACCAGTGATGTTGCTGGAATAAGTCACTGGCTGAGTGGTGGCGTATGCACTGGCAGGCACGCTCACTATGCCATTGCCGTCACCAACGTCCCAGTACAGCATGGATACTGCTCCACCTCCCCATTCAGAAAACCATACATCCAGGTAATAGGATGTCCCAGCAGTCAGAGTCAACGAGGTTTGGTAATTATAAAATGCTGGACCGTGCAGACCCCCAATATCATTTACTATGGTGTTTCCATCCACTGACATTTTGAAACCGTCGTCAGATACTATGTAAAAAGTAATGGTTTTTTGTTGATTGGCTGCGCCGGACCACTGAATCCATCCGGTGTAATGAACCAGTACTTTATCAGAACGGCCACTGTTTAGTATGTTACCGCCACCCCAGTCGTGGTTGATACTGGTCACAGTCCCAGTACTGAGTGGTGTGCCAGGATTGGATATGTTGGGTGGCCAGGTGGGAATATAATAGGTGGTGAAATTCAGATTGGCCCACAGCGTTAGGGAAAACAGGCACCATGTTGTGATTAGTTTTGTCATTTTTGCCTAATAATGATCACAGTGTTACCGCCAAAATTTATGGTATTTACTATCTCCAATTGGCTTTGAATCAGTGTGATGCGACTTTCAGAAACGCCATCTCTGAGCACCTGGGCCTGGTTATTGTCCGTGTCGCGACTGGTGATCTTTTTGGCATTTTCTTTATCTGATTCTGGTTCATCAATTTCTGAAGGAACGTCCAGACCTGACTTTACCTCTCTGACCTCCACAATAGTTATCACAGGAGGCGCCACTGTGGCCTGGGCAGAAATTTTGGGTTGAGCACTGATGGTTTTTTGTACTTTCTGCACAATGTTGGATACAAAATCCTGATCCAGCAGGTTGGGTAACAGGTCAGTATTTAGGTCCTGTGCCGGATCCTGCTGATCCAGCTGATTAGCTAGAAAATTTGCATTCAACATATCAGAATCCAGCTCATTGTTGGCCTCAGCAACTCGCTGGGCAGATTTGATTTCTGCAGGCTGACTTTGTATCAGCAGATTTTTGATTGCATCCTCACTGATATTGAGTACAACTGGGTTGGAAGGAGCCGCGTCGGAGTTTGCCACAAATGTGGCTTGGAAAGGACGGTTCATAAAAACACTGGCTGCTTCGGTGCTCACTGTGATGGCTCCGGTTTTGCAATCCTGTTCCAGGTTAGCCCAACCTGGCGGGCACACTGGCAGTAACACCACAGTGCTGCGACCCAGTTCGTCCACAACACTCATGAAATCTGTTCCTCTTACGCCCACTGTGGCAGTGGGTGTTCGAACATTCACGCTGGCTGGATTATTTTTAGCTATGGCTCCACTAGCGTACCTCACAGTACCCAGTGCCACTTTGAGTGCCAGTTTGCCTGATCCCTTTCTAGCAGGATCATAAACAAATTCGTCCACCACCAATCGGCTGTGTTCCGTGACCTGCATCCGAGTATTGTCAGCAAATGTAATGCTCACCCTACCAGTGCCGGTTTTGATCAGATCCTTCATCTCCACACCAGTGCCCTGAACTCCGGGTAGACTTTTTTGTTGGCGTATTATTACTGCTGTTTGTTGAGCAGTCTGAGTTATACTGCCCACACTGGCCCATGCCGTATAACCGAATAATAACGCCAACAAAATTTTCATAATTCTGCTCCTAGTTTTGTGTAACTATGGTGAAGGTATTGGTACTACCCACGCTCAGAATATTCACCGAAGTATCAATGGTTCCAGCTTGAGTAACATTAAATGAGTTGCTGCCTCCATTGCTGTCTATTTTTAAGTAATGACCATTGACTCCAGCTATGCCAGTTTGTGCAATAGTATAGGTGTTACTGGCACCCACACTCTTGATATCATTGGTGGCTTTGCTGCTGCTCAACGTCATGTTCAGTGTGTTTCCGTTGCCACCACTGAAATCCAATTTATTGTTGATGCTTTCAGCATTTACGCTGATGTCCATGGTGTTGTTGCTGCTGTTAATCGTGGTGTTGAATGTGTTGTTGTTGCATTTTTGCCCAGCGTTGGCACCACCACAAGCAAAATTTAGAGAATTGTTGTTTCCAGTGGCACCGTAGTTAAAGGTATTTGAACCTGTGCCAATCATACTGATAGCCATGGTGTTGTTGTTTCCAATCTGGTTAATAGTTACCAAATTGGTGTTTCCGGTAAATTTGGCGTTTGCTGCGGCTGTTCCCACACTATTGCCAGATCCAGTTTGGTTGACGGTGATCTGTGTATTGCTACCAGTTTGATCGATATACACCTTGTTATCTGCTGCAATTAGCTGGCTCAGCATCACAATCAATGCTAATGCTAATTTTTTCATTTTACTTCCTTTAAAACCAATAGGTTTTTCTATTTTTTACTGCGGATGTGGTTGGTGCCGCAGTAACAGCAGATGTTGCAGGAGGGTTTTGATATTGCCAGAGTTTTTGTTTAACTCCCTGATTGATTAGTTCCAACACTGCTGATTCGGTTGCAGTTTTGACTGCAAACGTTACGGGTTCATTGACCACATAACCGATTTCAGCTTCCAGTGCGTCCAGGTTGCCATTGATGAACTTTAGTGAAGCAACCTGAGCACCA